CTGTGCATGGTCATGGCTCGCTATCGCTCCGCCAGCAGGCACAGGTGGTCACTGAGGCCGCGCCCGCCGATGTCGCTGCCGGAGTAGCTCGGCGAATGGCTCCAGAACGCCGATCGAGACCCGGAGTACGCCCCGCTGGCCCAGGCGGCGCCCAGAAGCACGGCGCGCAGTGAGTGCGTGTAGATGCTCCCGCGCCCGCCCGTGATCGCTTGCCATGTTGTCGTGCCGGTGGCCGATGTGCCGTTTACGTCCGCGCCCCATACCCACAGGTTTCCGGTCGCCTGCTCGACGCCCCAGCGCGAACGGCGCGGCGCGTCGTGCTTTGTGGTGACAGGGTCGGTCCCGACAGAAGTCGCCTCGGTCACGCCGAAGGCCAGCATCGAGAGCTCGCCCCAGCTAGGCAGGCGCTTGCCGTGGCTTTGCAGGACGTCCTGCGCGATGAACCACGTCAGCTCGGCATAGGCTGCAGAGCCGTTGCCGCCATAGATAGCGGGGATCTTCGGTGGGCGGTCACCATCCGCGATGACCACACCGGCCCGGCTCGTGCCGTCCGCGTGATGATTGACGCCCAGCAGGTAGATATCAGCCCAGAACATGCCATTGATGCACACCATCCCGCGCGGGTCGGGGCATGTCGGGCGGTAGTTGATATCCCACAGGCTGTACTCGAGGATTTCGCCAGTCAGCGCGACGTGGAAGCCCCCGATTTTGCGCGTGGTGCCGGCTGGCTCTCCGCTGGGCGCGGACCAGTTCAGGTCGGCGACGAGGCGGCCGTCGACGGTGGCGTAAATGGCGTAGTCGTTGCCGCTCGCTAGCGCAGGCAGGGTGATGGCTGTGCCGGGCGGCAGTTCATGCGCCGCTCCGGCCAGCGTATATGCCAGCGCCTGAGCTGTGATCAGCGCCGCGCCAGATTTTGCCCACGCCGGGGATGCGGCCGTGGTTTTTATGAGGCGGAAGCCGCGGCTGGCCGCAAGGCCCTGCAGCGAATCCGCTAGCTCGGCGGCCTTGCCCTCTAGCTCGGCGGCCTTGCCCTCTAGCTCGGCGGCCTTGCCCTCTAGCTCGGCGGCCTTGCCCTCTAGCTCCATCAGCCCAGCGACAGCGCTCTGCGGAATCGCGATTAGCTGATTCGTCGTCGGATTCACGCTGCGCAACACGAAATCCGTATCGCCGTCGTAGCACATCAAATCCCACTGCTCTGCGGATGTCTCGCGCACCCACAGCATGCCGCCCTGCGCATAGGCCGGGCGCGCGGCGCCACGATGGCCGCTGTGCAGAGCGTCCCGCCAGTTGTTCAGGTCCACCGCCAGCTGCGTACCGCTTTTTGCGTTCGGGTCGATAGTTGAAAAATCAAATTGACTCATTGATTACTCCTAGGCTGCGCGCCGGCCGTAGCCTTTTGCGAGGTAGTCGAATGTGCGCGACACGCCATTGCCGGCCGCGTCGAGGAATTGCAGGTCAAAGCCGGTTTCGTCGATGCCGGTGATCCACTTGCGGTCGCCGGCCGAAAGCCCTTGGGCGTCTACGGCCAGGCTCGGCCGAGCCATAAACGCCGGCTCAAAACTGACCCGCATCCCAGCGGGCGGGCAGGTCAGGTCGCGGCCATCGGCCACGCGGTCCGGCATATCGACGGTGATTCGCATGCGGCTCACGCTGGGGGTCACTGCGGGCGCAGAGCTGCGAAGATGCAGGCGGAAGCGGAAGGCCCGTGCCGAGTATTCGCCAATCGTCAGCGGCGCCCACTCCGTCCAGTCGACGGGGGGCGCCGGCTGCGGCGTGCTGCTTTGCGACACTTCCAGCGTCAGCCCCCACTGGCCGATTTCGGTGTCATCCATGCGGTCGACAGAGGCCAGGCTTGCCCATGACGCAATCGTCCCGAGAATGTCGTAGCCGGTCGCCAGCACTTCGCTGGTCAGGCGCGACGTGTAGACGTGGCCTAGATCGACGATCTCGTCCGCGTAATACCAGCCCTCCGGCGCGAGGCCGGCCACGCCGTAGGACAGGCTCACTACATCCGCCAGCGCATCCCACGACGCCATCGGATCGCGGCTGCCGAGCTGTAGCCGGCCGATTGCCTCCGTCACATCGACGCGGGCGCCCGCCCACACCGGCCCCTCATCGACCAACTCAACCGCGTTGTAGGCGTTCAGCTCTGCAATTTCGGACGTACCGGACACGGCGTTGAGGCTGTAGCCGCCCGAGGAATCAACGGCCTTGACCAGATAGGTGCCCTTGCGCGCCGGCAGAACCGCAGAGTTGGTGCCGGCCGCCACGCGATCAATCACCACCTGGGCGCTTGACCATGTAACGGCCTCGGTCGTCGGGCTATACCGGACCTCGTAGTGGCTCAGGTCCAGATCGGGAATAGCCGGCCACCAGAGCCAGAGCTGCCCGGCATTGACGCTTATCCGCAGATCGGTCACGTCGGATGGCGGCAGCAACAGCCCCTGCAGCGCGACCGTGATCTCCTTCCAGGGCGAGCGCAGCGCGGTCGCACTCAGCGAGCGGACGCGGATCTTGTACTCACCAGGATTGGTGTCGGGCAGATCGACCGTGACGCTCGATTTTGTGCCGAGCTGGGCATAGCCGCTCTCGCCGGGGCGCAGAACCTCGTACTCGTACAGCGTCACCCGCGCGTCCTTGGGCGGCTCGACCGAGATTGTCGCGCCGGAGTACACGGTGACGCCGGAGCGGTACAGGTACTCCCCCGTCGAGATGCTGACCGGCGCCGGCAGCGGGCCGGTCGGGATCAGCGAGGTATCACGCTCAGGCAGGTTCAGGCCCAGCTCGACGCGGGCGTATTTGTCCGGGTCATGCTCGGCGGCAGTGACTTGATAGCGACTGCCGTCCTGCTCAGAGACCGAGACGACGCGGAACAGGCGCGGCTCGACGGCCATGCTCGACAGCACCCACACGGCGGCGGGCACAGGCTCGGCGCTCAGCGGCTCGGCGAGCGTGACCGCATTACCGGCGAACGATGCCACCTGGCGGCGCTCGATCTGGCCGCTCGGCAGCATCACGTCGAGATACCAGTCCTGGCCGGACACGGCATCGGGCACCGCATCCAGCTCCAGTACCGACAGCCCCGGCGCTTTCATGCGCCCACCCAGGCGAGCGCCTGCGGTCGACGGGTCCGATACCGCAATCACGTCGCCCGGCCGCAGGTCCGCATGGTCAACCCCGGCCACATACGAAACCGTCTCCGTCTCGGCGCGCTCGCTGTAGAGAATCCAGCGCCCGAGCCGCGCCGCCTGGCCGCGCGAGGTGCAGCCGAACGCGGTTACGTCGACCTGCCGCCAGCCGAATTTCTGGATCGCGGCGGCGTCTTCGACCACCTCGACCTGTTTTTTGTACCCGTCTGCCGGGTCGTTCCAGCTGACCAGCGCCACCGAGCGCCGGGTGCGCAGGCTGGTTCCGCTGTACTCGAATTCGCCGTCGATGACGTTGGCCGGCGTGACCAGTTTCACCGGATCGCTCGGCATATCCGCGACGGCCATCGCAGTATTTGTGCCCCAATACGTCATGCCGCGAAACGCCGAGGCCAGCATGTTCAGCGCGTCGATAGCCTCGACCGCCTCAGCCAGCACGGTGTTGATCGTGAATCGCGGCTCCATGCCGCCATAGCCGTTCGGGACCAGCTCATCGCAGTAGCGGGCGATCTCGTACAGCGACCACTTGTCGACCGTCTCCAGGCCGGCGCCGTAGCGGGCATGGGTGGCGAGGTCGAGGTAGACCCAGGCGGGGTTGTCGGCCCAGGCGAGTTGATAGCTGCCATCCCACAGGCCGGCATACGCGCGGGTTTCGGGCGTGTAGTTGCTGGGCACGCGGATAATGCGGCCTTTCACATCGTAGGAGCGTTTCGGGATGCTCGACCCGAACTGGCGGGCGTCCACTTCGAGGCCGATCAGGGCGCTATCCGGGTAGGTCAGGCGCGCGTCGATGATCTGCGTAAAGCTGGTCCAGTACGTTGCGTTCTGCAGGCTGGACTTATCCGAATCAGCCGTCAGCCGGCGCACACGAATGGACCAGGGGCCGGCGCCCGGCAGTTCGACGCGGTGCGCGCGGTCATAGGCGCTGGTGGTCTTGCCGCTGATCGTGATCACAGCCATTTGCTGCCAGCTGCCGCCGTCCGGCATCACGTCGACCGCAACCGACACCGCCGTGCCGCTGATATCGCCCGTGCTGACGTCCTGACTGGTCAGCGACGGAACGCGAATCTTGACCCGCACCGCGTCAACGTCAGGATTGGAGACGCTGCGCACGAGCGGCACGCCGTATTTGATCTGCGTACCGACATCGACCTCGCTCTCGACGGCCGGGAAGCCGCCAATACGCGCCTGGTTCGGCTCGCCCAGGCGCTCATGGACAGTCACGCCCTGAAAGTTGTACGAGCCATTGCTGTTCTGCAGCGGTGCGTCGTCCAGATAGATGGATTTCAGCCCGTCGACCAGGCCGACGATTGGCCCCTCGCCGAGCAGGTCCAGAATGCGGGCAGTTGCGGCCGATTGCAGGGAGTTCGGGGCTTCCTGCGGCGTGCGGGACGAGCCTTTCTTGCCGCCCTTGCCGCCGCCACCGCCTGCGCCGTGAATTGCTTCCATCACACTTCCTCGCTGGTCAGGCCCGCGCTAATGACTACCGAGCCGACGCGAACGCGGCCATAGATGACGGGGACGGGCAGCCCCTGGGTTGAGGTGTTCACGGCGCCGTCAAACAGGAATGAGGGGCGCTGGTCGGCCTCCTCGCGGGCGCCGTAGTCGGAGGACGGCACGCTTGTGGTTAGCTGGACGATGCCGCCGATCATCATCCCGACGCCGGCTGCGATCAGATACGGGTTGCCGGTCACCACGCCGGCCACGACCAGCACCGCCCCAACGATGACGTTGAACACTCCGCCAGCCCCCTCGATGACGGGCAACAGATGGATTTCGGATTCATCCGGCAGGCCGACCGTCAGGCCGTCCACGTCCAGCGAATCGCCGCCCTCTATCGGCCCTCGGATCACATGCCAGCTGCCGGCCGCGACCGCCGCGCGAAAGCCCTTGATCTGCACCGACAGCGCCCGCACCGCCTCGGCGGCGTCTCGGACGTCTAAACAAAAAAGCTCGCCGAAGCGAGCCAGTGGGCCGTGCAGATGGATGGTCTTCATCGTGATTCGTGCCTGAGCCAGAGTGTGATGTAGGGAAGCCAGCGAGCCAGCGGCTCGCGTACCGATAGCCGCGCCAGGTCAACCGGATCGCGAGCGCTCGGGTGATGCAGGCCAAGGCCATGCTCAAGCAGGATGCCGCCGTGGTTCGGGACCGGGCTGCGCAGCTGGGCGATCCACATGTCGCCCGGCCGGGCCTCGTGCTGCTCGATGACGCGGAAGCCGGCAGGCTTGATGCCATCGCGGTACAGGTCGCCGCCGTTGAGCCACCACTCCCAGTCGCGCGGGAACTCGATCAGGTCAATGCCAAGCTCGATGCGGTAGTAGTCGCGGATCAGCGCGTAGCAATCGGTGACGCCGTGCCGGAAACCCCGGCCGATCAGCGGGGCGCGCTCTACCTGATCGCCAAACCAGACGACATCAGTCGCTGTCTCGCCATTGGTGGCGACGATGCCCCACGGCACTCCGCTGGCGTCTTGGCCGCGCATATCAGCCGCGCTCGGGCAGGCCGGATAGTCAGGGTGGCTGTGCACTACAGCGAGCAGCCCGCGCGCCATTGCGGCGGCCATGTCGCGCTTGCTGACGCGGAAGGTATGGGTCGGATCGCTGGCGATGTTCTCAACCTGCCGACACTCGCCCGGCGTGATGAGCCAGACCGCCTCGCGCGGATAGGCGGCAATCGCCTCGCGCCGGATCTGGTCGCGGTATTCGTCAAACATCAGCGATACCTCGCAACGCCAGGGAAACCACCGAAAGGCAGATCACCGTTTTGGCCGAAGCGCAGCCTGCAGTCGGTCAGCCGCTTACCGCAGCGGTCTTGGCCTTGAGCTGCAGGCGACCCGCTCTGCTGCCACTGGCCAGCGCCGGCATAAGGACAGGTGACGCCCTCGTACCGGTACTGCGTGCCGTCCCACCAGCGATATCGCTTCGTGCAGGTATCGCGCAGCACTTGGCGAGCCGGGATCTTCCGGCCCTCCTGATCCATCTGCACCGACAGCTCGAACTGGATCTGCCGCTTGTTCTGGCTCGTCTTGCGCTCGATGACGTAGTGGTCAACCGGGAACAGCGCGGTAGGGTCCGGGTCGCTGCCGTCGTCCAGGTGCTTGCGGTACGTGCGCAGCCGGCGAATAGGCGCGCCCACTAGGTCATCGGCGGACAGGACGATTGACAGAAACGCCAGATCCATCGACGTGACGGTCAGCGTCGGGCGCGGCAGCGTGCCTTTTCCATTCCACACGAAGCCTTCAGCCATGATCGGCAGCGGCAGGTATTGATTGCCGCCGAACCGCACAACCTGGCCGTCGACCGGCGCCGGAGCGAACCGCAGCAGCTCGCCGCCGAACTGACTGGCATCCAACTCGAACATCACAACTATGGCGTCCTGCTCCAACAGCTGCACGTCGCGGGCAATGATTGCGCTCATAAGTTGTGGTCTTCTTTGAAGGTGGCCTGGATGCTGGCGAGGTTCGGGCCGATAGGCCGCACAGCGCTCAGCGATGTGCAGACCCAGGCTTTCGGGGCGCTATCCCACGGCGCCTGCCAGCGGAACGCCTCGACGCCCTTGCGGGCCACAAGGAAGTCGTGCAGCCGCTCGTAGTCGTCGCGCGCAAGCGCGTTCCAGTTCAGCTGCCAGGAGTCGGTTACCGAGTTCAGCCCGGACGGCCGGCGCAGCTCGTAACCATCGCCAAACCTGTTGCTGTCAACTGCAAACTCCGGGGTCAGCGCCGGGGCGTAGCTGGGGCAAATATCGGGTAGCGTTTCCATTTTCGATCCTTATGCGAGCAGGCCGCCTGGGCGGCGCTCTCGGGCGATGACCATCATCATCTGGCTGTCGATCTGCCTGGCGATGGCCGAGCCCTGCCGCCGCGCCTCGGCGTCGCTCATGCCCGGCTCTGCCGTCACGTTGACGCTGATCGGGATCGTCACGCCGCCAGAGGCGCCGCCGCCCCGGCTGATTTCGTCCAGTGTTTTGTCCAGCTTGGCGCTTGTGCCGGCGGTAGTGACCCGCTCGCCTTTTTCCAGCAGCCAGGTGCCGGTTTCGGGGATGGAGTCGATGCCGTCGTGGGCCATGCCGGAAAGGGCGAGGGTTGCAACCGCTCCAACCATCGGCGTGGTAGCAGCAAGCGCGGCAGCAGACGCTGCCGGCGCCAGCGCCGGGCCGACTAGCGGGATAGCTGCGGTAGAGGCGAAGGCATTCAGCGCAGCCATTTGCTGAGACGCCAGCGCGTTGAAGGTCATCGTTGACGCTGCCGACGCCTGCACGCTCTTGCCGACCAGCATCTGAACTGCCTGGTAGGCAATCCATTGCGCCGCCATCTGGCCGAGCGCATTGACAATCGAACGCGCCATGCCGACCGCAAGCCCCTGCACCGCATCGCCCAGCGACTCGGCGTCGAAGACCATCGACTCGAAGGCGTCGCCAAACCGACCGGTGAAATTCTCCAGCATCACGCCTGAAAGCTCGTCGAACGACTGCAGGTTCTCTTCGGCGGCGAGCAGGTAGCGCTCCCAATAAGAGCCGTTCGCCTCGATCATCTTCTCGTCGTGCTCTTGCTTGAGCCGCAGGACAGCCTCGTTCTTTTGCTCCTCAGTCAGCAGCGTGGCGTCCATGATGATCTGGCGGCGGCGCTCGTATGATTCGCGGATGGCCTCCTCTTCTGTGCGCAGCGAGTCGATGATCGCAACGGCATCCTTATTGGTCTGCTCGTCGGCGTCGTTCAGTTCCTTGATGGCCTTGGCTTGTTCCTTGTACGCCGAGACAGCCGACAGCGCGGCCTCTGCACTGGCAAGCTGGGCAGTCGTCGCGCCCTCGACTTTCAGCTTGTAGAGCGCCGCCTGTTCGGACGACATGGCAACGGTATCGGCCTGCAACTGCAGCGCCGCGATTTGCCGCTCTATGGCTTCGTTCGCCCGGATGCGCGCCTTGTCCGCCTTTTCCTGCGCTTCAGCTGCAGCCGCCGCCGCATTGGCCTCGGCCTGCAGGTCCGTGGCTACGCGCGGCTTCGCGCCTTCGGGCTTTGACGGCGCCGGAACTTGCGCCTTGTAGTAGGAGCCGATCGCGCCATTGAGCCGATCCAGCTCTTTGCGAAGATCGGCATCGGTCCAGAGCTTGACGATTCCGTCCGGACCGAAAAACCGGATTCGCTCGCCAACGCTGCCAAGCCCCCCGTCCAGTACTTCGCGGATGCGCTGCGCGTCCTGCTCGAGGCGAACGATGTCATCGCCTGCAATGCCGACCGTGATCGACGCCAGCTCTTCCGCTGCCCAGGTTGTGAAGCCGACCAGGTGCGGGAGCGCCTTGGCTACCGCTTCGGTGATATTGAAAACGCCGGCGACAATGGTGGAGAACGCTTCCTTGATCCGCGGATCGCTCAGCGTGTCGGTCAGGCTATTGATGGCCTGGGTTGCATCCTCTACGCCGTCTTCCCCGGTCAGCAGATCGGTGAAGCTGTTACCCAGCGAGGCCAGCGCGCCGCCGAGCGTATTGCGGGCAGCCTGTGCTGCGCCGCCGTAGGATTCTTCCAGGGACTGCAGGATGATCGCCTGCGCTTCTGCGGTGCGCCCGGTCGATTCGAGATACTCGGCGAGCTTCTTCTGGTCCTCGGTGAAGCGAAAGCCCTGCTTGCTCAATGCAGCCAGGCCCTTGGATGGAATGTCCAGCGCGCGGCCGATCGTTTCCGATGCCGATACGACGGACATGCCGGTGCGCGACGCCATGTCGACGGCAGCCTGCAGCGCGCGCGGGAACTCTTCGCCAACGATGCCGGTGAACGCCAGTAGCGTGGTCTGTGCCTGGTTGATCTCGCCGGCCGAGAGGATGCTCGTGCGGCTGAGCGCATCGGCCATCTCGTTAAGCCGGCCCTGACTGAAGCCGGCGGCCTCGCCGGTCGACTTCAGCACCGCGGCAAGCTGCGCCTGTTCGTTCTGGAAGTCCGCGGTGGCACGGATGATCTGCGTGAACGAGGCGCCGATTGCCAGAGCGCCTACCACGTTCTTGATCGCGTCGGCGGCGTTGGCCATCGCCTTCTCGATCTCTTTCGCGCGCTTGTGCGAATGGCGGGCAGCCTGATCCATTGGCCCGGTAAAGCCACCGATCTTGGCGATCAGGTCGAGCGTAAGCGTGCCGAGATTGGCTGCCATTGTTTTCTCCGGGCAATAAAAAAACCGCCCGAAGGCGGTTCGTTTGCGTAGCTGCGACTATCAACGCGGGTCGCTGATCACGCTGGTTGTGTAACTCTTCACGGTGCCGTCCTGGCCGACAGTTACCGTGATCGATTGGTTGGTATAGCTAGAGCCAGCAAATCCGACCTTGGCATAGGCCCACCCGATGACCTCGGTGCCATCTGAGTTTTTCGATGACACCACCGGCCGACCGAAGCTGGCCAGCAGCTCTTGCTTGGTCGTTACGCCTTCCCTAACAGCCGCCACCTGCTCATCCGTAATGGGCCTGCCGTGACTGACGCAAGCTGCCATGCCTGCTGCCGTCAAAATAACGAATAACGCGCGCATGCTCACCCTCCCTGAAAATCGAAAAGTAGCACGCCTATACCCAGCGCTCCATTGCCTCATCCAGCGAAACGGTCGGCTGATCGTGATGAGGCGCGAAGTCCCACACCTGCGCTGGCTGCGTGTCCTTGCCGCGGTGGGCGTTGACGTACAGTGATGCCAACAACGCAGTGCCGCGCTCTACCCGCATCCCCACATTCAGCGACCCGCGCTTGGCCCGGTACTTCAGCCAGGATAGAAACTCGGGGTAGCTGATCCGTTCTTGGGCCTCGGCAATGGTCCTGCCCCCTACTCCGGACAGGACCAGTTCGTGCCAGACCTCTTCCTCTGCGGTCAGCCCTTCTTCTTTTTTCCGCCGAAGGTCACTTCGTTGATGGCCATCACGAGCGCGCTCGACAGCGACAGGCCCAGCGGGCCCCGCTCAGGATCAGCCTCGCCGGTAATGTCCTCGACGGTGAAGATGGCAGAGCCGTCCTCGTTGCGGATGTGGCCGGCAATGCGCTTGGCGCTGGTGGGCTCGCCGGCTTTCACGTCCTCGACGGCCTTGTAGGACAGGGGCCGAATGAACACTTCGGCCTCGAAGTCCTCGCCGTTCTGGCTCCAGCTGACGGTGCGCTTCACCAGGTCACCGGAGAACGCGCCGACTTTTTTCAGCGAATCGATGCTCAGCTTCATACTTTCTTGATCCAGGCAGAACCGCCGCTGCGCTGGATGGTAGCGGCAGTGGTGACCACGGAGTTCGACGCAAAGTCCATCGGAAAATCACTCACGTAACCCTGGAAGGTGAACCAGGTGCGAGTGGTCGGCAGGGTCACTTCGTCAGCGACAACGGTTGGCGCATCAGTGCCGTCGGACCAGCCAACGAACCAGTCGATGGTCTCAACGGTGTCGTCTTCGCTCAGCTCATGCAGCCGAATGTGGGATGCGTTGCGCGGGTCCGCGTTGACGGTCAGGGATGCCTGGCCAGGCGTGCGCAAGCCGCGCTTGTAGGTGCGGACATTCGACTCGAGGCAGGTATCCTCGATCTGATCAGCCGGGGCGCCGCCCGGGTTGAATGCAGTGACGCACTCGACCGCGACGATGGTGCCGTCCTCCGGGTCCTTGAAATATACCTGCGTGCCTTGGGAAAGGATGCTCATGTGTTGTCCTCGTCGGGGTCTTTTGGGCAATAAAAAACCCGCTCGGAGGCGGGCTGTCTGGGTTGATTCGGTTTAGCGGGAAACGAACCAGTCGCAGTCGAAGTTCAGCCGGTACCGGCCGGTTTCTCTGTTGCGTGATTCGCCGCCCCAGCGGGTGATATGGGCGTGCAGCTCGACGGCATCGCGCAGCGCAGCCCCGACCGCACGGGCCGATGCGACCGTGCTGGCGTAGACGTCGACCTGCAGGGTGAAGCTGTCGACATCCGGGCGACCGGCCAGGTAGTTCTCTGGCGACCCGCTGACGAGCTGCCAGACGGCATACGGGAGCGTCACGCCCTGGGGCGCCTCGCCGAATGGGTAGAGCCTGACCGGCCCCGGCCCGAGCAGCGCGGTTACGCCAGGGTCAGCCGCGGCAACCTGAAAGATCGGCGGGAACATTTAGCCTCCTGCGGCTGCCTTCTTCGCGGCACGCTTGATGGCGCGATCAAGGGCCTTCTCGTACTGCGATAGAAATTCGGTGGTCACGGCGCTGATGTTGTCGGCCAGGGCGCTGCGCATGAACGGCTGGGCGCGCATCTGCTCCGTTCCGAACTCGAGCAAGCGCCAGTGCGGCGTCGGTGCATTACTGGAAAGGTCACCACCGTTTCGCAGGACAGCGCCATGAAGGACGCCGATGCGAAAACCAAGGTCCCCCGTGCGCTTGAACAGCCGCCCGTTCCAGCGCAGCGCGACGTTGTCCGCGATGCTGCGGCCAGTCTGGGAATCATCCACCCGCCGAGCACCTTCCTTCGCCTTCTCGGCGACGATCTGCGCCGCCTTGCGCAATGCCGACCTGCCGCCCCGGCGCTTCACGTCATAGCTGACCGCCTCCAGCTTGCCGAGCAGCGAATCGAGGCCCGTCAGGCTGAAGTCCAGAGAGTCAGCCATCTTTTCTTCCCATCAGATCGGAAACGAATAGATCAACAACTTCGCTGTTGCCTTCTTTCTCTGCCTCGATTCGCACGGCACCGCGCATTCGCGGATCCGCGAACAGTCGAACAATCACCATCGTCGGCGCGTCAGGCTGTTGATCGATCTGGAGAGACGCCTGGGCGGAAATCATCTGCCCAGTTTCAGCGTCATGCAGGCAGAGCTGCCCGCGCGTGTCGCGGCGCACTACAAGTTTTCTAGTTTCCATCAGAAGCTCCCTCGCTGACCGGCAGCGTCAGATACTCCAGCCCGCTCTTGTTGTCAGCGAGCACGCCGTGGATGTTGTAGATCCGGTCGCCGTGCAGCAGGCGCATCGCTGCGGTGACGCCGGGCCGATAGCGGATCGTCACGCGGGCGCTGATCTCCGATTGCTGCGCCTGGGCTGCGATGAATTCGCGGGCAGAAAGCGGCTCGATTGAGGCGAAAACAGAGGCAAAATCGACCCATCCGGCCAGCATTTCGCCGGTTTGCGGGTCTTGCGTCGTGCTCGGGGCCTGGATTGTGACCTTGTGGCGCAGTTTGCCGGCTCTCATACGCCTAGCCCTGTGCGATAGAAGTGCAGCAGACGGTCAACAGTCGGGTTATCGACGCGAGAAACGCCAACGAGCGCGCCTTCGCGGTTTTCGTACAGATCACCGATGATCATCAGCAGCGCGGCGCGAACCGATGCCGGAACAGCCACCGGAGCGCCTAAATCGTCCAGCCAAGGCAGCGAGCGGCCCAAATACTGCGCCGCGTAGTCTTCCGCAGCCTCACTCAGCAGCGTCAGCTGGGCGTTTTCCTCGTCGCCGTCCAGTCGCAGGTGCGCCTTGATCTCGTCCAGCGTCAGCACTGCCATGGCGCGGCTCCTCGTAAATTACTTTGGTCTCGTAGACCTCGACGAAGCGCGCGACCGGGGCCAGCTGCGCTTCGGTTGCTTCGAATTCTTGGCCTTTCACTACGCGCCCGAGCTGGTCGTGCAGAAAGGTCTTGATGGCTTTGGCTTGCATGTCGCCTCCAGATTGGGGCCGGTGCTACCCGGCCCCGCTCGGTTAGACGGCGGTGATGTCGCCGTACATGATCGCGACCGGGCGATCTACCGCCAGGCCAAGGCGCTCTTCGGCTCGGATTGTCACCAAATTCTTGGTGAAATCGTCATTCACGAAGCCCATCTCGACCACGGCGCCTTGGCGCTGGTAGATGGTCGCGGCGCTGCGCAGCGAGCCGATCAGGAACTTGCCGGCCGGCATGTTCGCCGAGATGACGACCTGAACACCAAACGCGCTCATGTTGCCGCTTACGCCCGGCGCGCCGTACAGGTAAGCGCCAGTGCCGGCGCCTTCGCGCAGCAGCTCCATTGCAGCCCAATCAGCCGGGTTGACGACCACGGTGTCGACGGTCTCGCCCACGGCCCAGCGGTTGTACTTGGCCTTGTTGATCGACTCGACCAGATTCGCACCGGAGGTGGCGGTGAATGCGGTGAAGTTGCCGGCATCGGTCAGGCCCGACAGGTTCGGGCTAGTGCCGTCACCCAGCAGCAGCTGACGGTCGATGCGCTGCGCCAGGCCATCGCGCAGGCGGGTGTCAATGTACGCCGCGACAGCCGGAGCATCGGCCAGCAGCTGGTTGGACACCTTGATCCAGTGAGCGACCGTCTGAATGGTCACGTCGTAGGGCTCGAAGGTGATGGCCGACTCGGGCTTGGCCAGGGTCTCGGCGACTTCGGCCGCACTGTTGGTCCATGCGTTCTCGCGCAGAGAGTTGACCGCGTTGGAGCTGACGGCAATGGTCGGGATCAGTTGGCGCAGGGTCAGCGGCGCGAAGCTGCCGGGGATGATGCCGGGGCGCTGCATCGGCTGGGTCGTGGTGCCATCCGCCACAACGGTGTTCTTGACCTCGATGCGGGCGCGCTCGACGCGGCGCTCGGACAGGGCCTTGAACGCCTCGGAGCCGACGAACTCGGAGCCAGCCGAGACGGTCTTGGCCTCGCCTTGCGCCGGGGTCTGCTTCTGCGCCAGGTCGAGCATCTGCTCCTTGAGGCCCTTGTACTGCTCGGCGAGCTTTTCGATTTCGCCGGTCAGTTCGGTTTTCACCTGGCCGGTGGACTTGGCCAGCTCGGCGTTGTACTCGCCCATCTTGGCTTGCAACTGGTCTTGTACGCCTTTGAGGCCCTGCTCGATGACGCTCTTGAGTTCTTCGCTCATGGTTTGATCTCTTTGATTTGCGGGATTTGGAAGTGCTGGAAAAGTCCCGCAATCTCTGCGGTTTTCGTTTCTGCCTCACGCTCGCCGTGAGCCATGGCCTTGATGCGTGACACCAGCGCGCACGCTTCCGACCGGGTGAATCCTTGGGTGCGCAGCAGCTCTTCGGCCTCTTTCAGGCTGTCGATCTGCTCGATGGCCGACTTCACGTCCGCGATCTGCGCGTGCAGGTCGGCCGGCGCCTCAACGACGCTGATCTCGACCAGTTCGATTTGCTTGAGTAGGCGCACGCCATCGCGCTTTTCCGCGCCACCCTCCGGGATGCGGTAGCCGATGGACAGGCCGGTAACGGCGCCGTGCTTCATCAGCGCGTAAACGTCGCTGGCGACGGAGTGACCGGGGGTCAATTCGCCCTCGACGTACAGGCCGTGCTCGTCTTCTTGCGCCTTGAGCCACTTGCCGATCACTGGGCCGGTATGGTTCCAGCGCATCGCAATGGGGCGCTCACGCTCGCCCACAGTCTTGGCATAGGCGCCTGGCGCGATGGTGTCGCCGTAACTGTCGACGTTGCCGAACTTGGATGCGTAGCCAGAAAAAAAGCCCTTTCGGGCTTCGTCAAATTTGATCTCGAATTCACCGAGGCTCAGATTCTTGCGTTCCACTCGGAACCTCCTGCACCGGCTTCATCCCGGCGTTTTCGATTGGGATCATGGCGCCCTGAATCAGCAGCCGGTCGCCGCCAGCCAGTGCCGGCCGGCCTTCGTCGATGCGCGCTTCGTTGGGGGTAAGCTGCCCGGAGTTGATGGCCTCACGGTTGGCCTGCATGCGAGTCTGGAGATCGGCGCGCAGCAGGGCGGCGTCGAAGTCGAATTCGCACTCGTAGCGCACGGCATCCTCTGGCGACATTAGCCAGCGCGGAACCGATGCCTCGAACTTCTCCAGATAGGGCCGCAGGTTCAGCTTGTAGAACGCCGCCAGGATCTCGTAGACGTTGCTGCCCAAACTGGACTGACCGAAGGTCTGGTTCAGCAGGATTGACGGCACGCCGAAGAAGCGGCCGATATCCTCGATCTGGAACCGGCGCGAGTCGAGCAGCTGGATATCCTGCGGCGTCATGCTGATTTGCTGGTACTGCATGCCGGCTTCGAGCACGAACAGGCGGTCATCGTTGCCGGCCTCAAGCCCGGCGAAGGAGGCTCGCACCTGGGCGCGCTGCGCTTCGGTCAGGGTCTTGTCGATAGTCAGCACGCCCGAAGGCTTGGCGCCGTTGCTGTAGACGCGCGAGACGCGATTGTCTGCGGCAATGGCGATGCCGATGCTGTTGCGTGCGTAGCTCAGCGGCGAGAGGCCTACGATGCCGTTGCCGAACAGCTTGACGTGCCACATTGACTGGTCGCTGTAGACCTTGACGTTAGCGCCGGTCGTGTAGGCGTGAATGACCGTGCCGTCATCGAGCAGCGTGGTTTCGACCTGGCTGGACGAGACAGGCAGCAGGCCGACGATCTCGTTGCCGAGGCGCTGGATGATGGCATAGGCGTTGCCGCTGATCGCCAGGTTGAGCGCCATCGACTCCCAAAATTCAACGTCGGTCTGGTACTGGTTGGGCTTGCGCGTCAGGATGCGATGCAGCGGGTGCGCGATGGCGATCTTGCGGCCACCCGGCCCGACTTCGTAAATGTTGAACGGCATGGACCCGATGGTTTCGGAGATCAGCTTGACCGCCGCCCATACCGGGCTGATTTGCATGGCGCTGTCGAAGGTGACTTCGGCCGCCGCGTCTGTGCTGTACCCGCCCGGCACACCGCTCTGGATGCCGGCATCGCGCGTAGGCGCGCCAGGCGACCGAAAGAAGCCCCGGAGGCTGTAGAAAAGTCCCATTCAGAGCACCAGAGGGTTGGATAAGAAGGAGTCGAGGTCGATTGCGTCGGTTTCGTGTGCGCTGGCAGCCGAAACAGCCATCGCCAGCGCCACCATGCCGTCGATGCGGCCGGTCGCCTTGGACTTGGTGAATTTGCGCCCGCCTGCCGGATCGCTCACAGCTACCGCGTTGGCGGCGCACATGGTCAATACGGGGTGGTTTCCGTGCCTCAGTTTTCGCCCGAGCAGGCGTGTTTCCAGCTCGCGAAGGGCGGGGCTCATCGAGACGAAGCCCTGGCCGAACTCCTTGAACCGCTCAAGCTCGTCCTCGCTGAACCCGACACGCTCTAGCCACGGCTTCAGGAAGCGCATGTTGTAGCGGTCGAAGTTCAGGACGCGGACGTCGTAGCGGTCGAACAGCTCGCGGAGATGATGGGCGATGAACTCGTATTCGATTGCCCGGCCAGGGCAAGTGAGCAGCGCACCGTCACGCGCCCACTGGTCATACGGCACACGGTCATTGCGGGACTTCTCGGCCAGCCCTTCTTCCGGCAGCCAGAAGGTCGACTCAACGTCCCCGTCATCCGAAACCAGAACCAAGGCTGTCAGGTCGTTCACGCTGGACAGGTCAAGCCCGCCATAGACGGGGCGCCCTTCCAGGCAATCGGGCTGGTCGCTGTTTTCTTGCCAGATCGACCGGCTGACGAATGGGCTGCGGGCCTCGACGCGCTGATTCAGGATCAGGTTACGGAAGGCCGGCTCGCGGCTGGGCAATCGCTTGGCGTCAGATGCCTGGCGAAGCACCTCGTCCTTGTTCATGAAGTCGTCAAAGTGCGGGTTAGCCGCCCTGATGGCTTCCTCGCTGAACGGGTCAAGGTCGAGCGGAGCCGTACATAGCTCGACCTTGTTGCGCGGGTCGGCGCCGGTCAGCGCGTCATCGATGAGCAGGCTCAGCAAGTCGGCGTCTGTCGGCGCTTGTGTGCTGATGATGATCGACAGCGGGTTTTCCTGAGCCGCTGAGGCGGTTTCAAGCGCCTCGTAGAGCTGCGAGCGAGGGCCGATGACCTGCCCCAATTCGTCGTGAATGATCAGTGCCGGGCTCAGGCCGAACTTGGTAGCCGCATCGGCGGACAGCGCCTTGTAGAAGGTGCCGAGATCGCCGCACAGCAACTCTTTCGCGGTGTCGCGGATGTTCACGTACTCGGACAGGTCCGGGCTCATGCGAACAACCTTGGCGGCCAGCTCGAACAGGATCGCCGCCTGGTCGCGCGACTGCGCGGCGCTGTACAGCTGCGAGTTTGGCCTAGCCTCCGGGCCGCACAAGTGCAGCAGGACGATGAATGCAGACAGTGCCGTCTTGGCGTTCTTGCGGGCCATGCTCAGGATGAACACGCGCGTCGGGCTGTCGTAGATCCGCTTTATCCACTTGCGTTGATGCTTCGTCAGCTTGACCCGCTGCCCGACCATCTTGCCTTCTGGAATGCAGCAGAATTGCTCGATCCATTGGGCGTTGCGCTCGCCTCTGGTCAGTCGTTTTCGACTTGCCATGGTTTGCGCCCCTTGTTGCCCTGGCTCGCCGTGTTGGCGGACTTGGCGTTGTACAGACTTTGCTGGGTCAGGCGCATCGAGCGGAGCAAGGCGTTGATCGCCCGCGTCTCTCGCTCCAGCATTGCGCCGAGTTTGTCGAATCGCTTCATGCCGTCGTCATCGACCAGCCAGGCCGGATCGAACTCTTCGAGCTGCTGGGCAATCAGGTCGGACTGAACCTTGTGTCGGCAATACTGGATTAGCATTGCGGCGTTCTCAGGACCGAACCAATCGGCAGGCCTGGAATTGACAACGGCGACCCACTCGGCCTTCTGCGCCGGGGTCAACATGAACGGCGGGGCTAGTCGTGAATCAACCCCTACGGACGTCGCCACGGACAGCGAGGCAACAGACTTCCTGCCTCGTACGGCCATGGCAAATCACCAAAATTGTTGCGGTTAATGAAAGAAGACTTTCGGAGGCGGTCTTCCTGTGCGCGAGTCAGGACTTTCGACCCTCCCCCTCCCCTAGTTCCAGTGGTGCTGGGGGTCCAGCGGGGCGCCTGAGAGATCGCATCCGACGAGATGGCCGGTCTTCTCTAGCCTCTGCTTTGTCGAGTCGTGACAGCGCTTACAGAGGCTTTGCAGGTTTGACGGATCATGGAACAGATCGGGGTCGCCTTTGTGCGGCGTCTTATGGTCTACCACATCAGCGGCAGTCACTCGCCCAAGCGCCTGGCAGTACGCACACAGCGGCTGAGCCATCAACTGCCCGGCTCTCAGTCGATGCCATGCCTTCCTGTTGTATAGGTGGCGCCAGGGCTTAACGGGCTGGCGTTCCATCCATGTACCTCGCAGGCTCGCCATCAGGATCAGCCTCTTCCTGCCCCATCGCTTCGATCAGCATCAGCAGGAGCTGATTGGTCTTGCGCTGTTCTTCCAGCATCAGGGCCAGTAGTGATTCCGCGCGCTCGGTCATATGCCACCTTTGCCCACTTCTTGATCCAGGCTCTTCGCCTCTCGCATGCCTGGCAGGCCATGGCTACACGCAGCCCATCAACCCAGCCACCCACCTCACACCCTCAATGACAGCCCAGCCGATCAGGCAGAGCGTGGCGAGGCCGAAAATGAAGACGGAAATCCAGACGGCGCGCCTCATGCGATCACTCCGCGCGAATGCCAGCCTTGCGGGCCAGCCATTGCGTATACAGGCCGCCAGCCACATCAGCGCCGAGCACCGCAACCACAATGCCGATGCCGCCTGCCATGTAGATTCCAGAGCCGAACGCCAGCGCGAGCATCAATGTGCTCATGCCGAGGAAGCCCGACGCACTGAATCGGAGGGCAACGCGCTTGGCTATCTGCCCCATGGTCAGATCATCACCCGATGCGCGCAGCATCTCCCCGGACAGTCCGGCGATTGAAATCAGTACGAGCAGCCAGAACGGCATGTCCGCGAGAGTCTGCTGCTCTGCTGTCATAACGAGGTCTCTTGTGATTGGGTCCGGCTCTCCGATGCGCTGTCATCCGCCTAAGCAAAGACGCAGGATCGGGAGCCGGAAAGGTCTAGGCGACTTGCGCCTGGTGTGCTTGGGCAATGCGCTGCTGGGCTATGGCGAAGTAGCCGGGATCGCGCTCTATGCCGATGAAGCGGCGGCCTGCGTTGGCGCAGGCGACTCCGGTAGTTCCGCTGCCCATGCAGTTATCGAGGACTGTGTCGCCCTCATTTGTATAGGTGCGGATCAGGTATTCCATCAGGGCGACGGGCTTTTGTGTGGGGTGGTGGCCGCGATCACTCTGGAATTCGAGGATGTTCTTCGGGTAATTGGTCCATTCCTGAAGATAGCCGTCGTAAAAGCCATTCCCGCCAACTGCCTCGCCAACCTTTGCCTTTCGCTCTTTTGGCTTGATAAGTCTTTCAAGACCCTGCGGCTGGTACGGCGGCACTCCACAGGCAAACACGCAAACGTCCTCGCATATTTTCAAGGGGCGCTTTTTCGCATTTGCAAAGCCGCTGGCGTTTGACTTGCGCCATACCCACGAATACTTGAACTCGCTCATGTTCGACGCGATTAGAGCCGTAGTGAACGGCTGGCTCGCCGTCAGCACAATGGCCGCATTCTTCTTGGCAATGCGCCGGTACTGCGCCCACAGCGGCTCGAACGGAATTACCGAATCCCACTTGCAGGCCGTGGTGCCGTAGGGCAGATCGCACAGGATCAGGTCAACGCTGCCATCTGGAATATCCGCCATCACCTCAAGGCAGTCTCCGAGGCGAAGATCGAACATAGCGAAACTCCAGAATGCAAAAAGCCCCGCACTAGGCGAGGCCGAAAGGTGTAGAGCCCGACTCCCCGCTCGTCAGCAGGGCGATACCTGTACTCAGGTCGCGGTTTGTGCTGCATGTGGCGCGAGGCCGATTGCAAGCATGCCGGGGATGGGATGGGCGCATGGGGGGCGAGCCATTCAAACAGCCGTTGACGCCCGAAACGAAGAAGCCCCGACCAGATCGCTCTGTGCCGGGGCTTCGGTGTTATGTGTCAATCCTTAACGCGCAGAATCGACAGGATGGCTCATCATCGGCTCATTGGCGCGCTCTGTCAACCCTCTTTGCATGCCGCCAAACATTCCAGTGCAAACTGCACAGGGTACGGCGCGGGCTTGTGTGCTGGACTGCCCTCGTCTGCGAGGTAGTACCGCATATTGCGGTCGCTCATACCCAGCAGTTCGGCGGCTTTGCGCTGGCTCAGGCCGGCTTGCTCCAGTAACCCGCGCAGGTAGGATGGGTCGGGGTTGTGGCGGGAGGCGTCAGGCTTCATCGTCAATCGCCAGCCAGTCACGGACAGTGCGCAGCGCGTACTCATCCGAGGGGTTCAGGTCTGCTGTCTGGAACGGCAGGCCCTGCCACTCATCGGCGCAGGCCCAACGCCACCAGACGGGCGCCTCGGGGCGAACTCGATTGATGCTGATCTCGATTTCGCCATCGGTGAGCGTGTCGCGCTCTTCGCTGCAATCTTGTGCGGGCATGTTCATCTCCCTGATTTCGCCTCGCCTCTCGGCTGGCTGGTTGCGGCCCGCGATGGACAGGCCGCTTGGGGTCGGCTCAGGCTTCGGTTACTTGATCGAGGGTCAGGTGGCCGGCGTTGATCCATGCCGTAACCATGTCGTGCGCTTCCTCGACCATCTCCTGGTCGTCATCGGTTGCGCCGAGGTAGGTCAGCGCCTCGCCGTCTTCCAGCACGTTGCGAATGTCGATCAGCGGCTTCTTGAGTTCGGCCATGTTGGATGCGATGGCTTCGATGAATTGGCGTGCTGCGTTCATGGTGTCTCTCCTTGGTTTCGCCTCGCCTTATTGGCTGGCATGGCTTCACTATACCGGAAAAGATTTCCTAATCAACACCCCCGAGCAGAATATTTTCACGCCGCGCACTCGCGTATCAGCCCCTCGGCATCCAGCAGCTCTTGCGCCGCGACTAGCGCCTCGTCTACCTGCCGCTCCAGATCCCGGCGAATGTCACGCCTCCACCGCTCAAGGGTTTTCTGCGGCCGACCGTCCTCATCCCAGCGGTCAATCTCGTACCATCCCGAGGGGAGTACATTTGTACTCCGCTTGCCGTCAGCGCCCGGTAGTTTCGGGAAAGCCCATGTCGCGGTCGCACACTCGACGAAACGCTTCGGCGCCGGGGATTTCACGCGCGCAGCCAGGGCCATCATTGCCGCGTGTTTGCGGTCGATGTGCGTCGAGTATTTCGCGGTCAACGCATCCCACTGCTCTGTCGTCAGCTCGCGATGCAGGACGGCGTGGACCATGCAGTCGAACAGGAAGGCTGCCTCGCGCCCGCTGATCTCGCCAGGAATGGGCGCTTTTTGCACCTTGGGCTCCATATCACAGCCCCCGGCGCTATTGATCGTCTCGGACGCCAGCGCCCGGACTACTGCTGAAACAACGTTCTGGTAGGTCATGCTGCGGCTCCCCGTGCCTGTGCCGCATCGCGGCGAAAGAATGCCCCACCTACGCAGTGGATCAGCGTCCGCTTGCCGTTGGCGTAGGTAATGTCGTGCGTATGGGTCCAGGAACTCGGGCTGTCGACGTTGTAGCCCATATCCATTTTCGAGCTGGTCCCGACCGAGTGGGCGCCGTCGATAATCTCGGCTCCGTGCGAATGGCCCTTGGTGACTTTGGCGCCGATGTTGGCGAAGCCGCGCGTCGAGCCTCGGGCGCCATTCGGGCCTTTATGCCCATGCCAGGCGAATTCGATCCCATGACGCATGAACGACTCGCCGGGCTTGAGCCAATGCAGGCGGTCGCCGCTGGTCATGAGCTTGTCCATCCAGTGCTTGAACGGGTCGCAGTAGCCGCCCTCATGGATAGCGCGCAGCATCGCCGCCTTGGTTTCGTGAAACACCAGGGCGTTTTCCATGTCGTTGGCGTGTTCGGCGCGCTCTAGCCACTGGCCGAAGTGGTCGTGGTGGTTCGATCCAGCGATTACGGTCGTATCGGCAAGCTGCGCCAGGGTGTCGACGTGACGCGCGGTCGCCTTCAGTTCATGCAGCACGCCGCTTGTGCCGCTGACGTGGCGCCGGAACTTCTCGAAGTAGCGCGCATGATGGCTGGCAGCTCCAAAGTTCAGCACGTCATGCAGCACCAGATAGCGAGGACGGATCAGGCTGGCGAGAGCCTTGGTTGCCTCTGTGACGCTCGGGTCTGCCATCTCCGCATGGATATCCCCCATCGTCAGGACTTCGGCTTGTGGCGCCCGCTCTGCGCCCCTCGCGGTGTACTTGGTGCCGAGGTCGATAAAGGATCCATCGCGCATCGGGCAAATGTGGCGGATGTGGTTGCGCGCTCCGTCGACTTCCACGACAACCGCCCCGAGCGTGTGGTGAAACTCGCCGCGACGCCCGGCATTGGTGTCGCTGTACTGCTCGACCGTACAGGCCCCGGTAGTCAGGACCAGCTTTGCCGGCACGCCCGGATTGGTCGCCACGGTGCGCAGCGCGATCTTGGTATGCCCGAGGATGGCCGAATCAGTCCCTGATACCGTCAGCCAGCCCTGCAGGGGGTTAACGGCGGTCGGCTGAATCTTGATGTCCGCCAGCACCACCAGCCCCTTGGCGAGCTTGGTCCGCTCGTGGGTGATGTACGGCGCCAGGCGAGCGTCCCACCAGTCGTCATCGGCCACTTCGTCGCGACGGGTCGGGTTCTTGTAGCGCATCGGGATCACGACCAGGCGCGCCCCGCGCATCGAGCAGTAGAGCTGCAAGGTCTTGAGGAAGCCGGCATGGGCCTTGGTGGCATTTACCGCCGCCGTGATAACGTAGGTCTCTGCCTGCATTGGCACAGGCTCCACGCTATCCGTGCGGCCCAATCCGAGGCGCTGCAAGCGGCGCTCGATGGTCCGGTGATTCATGTTGAAGTGCCGGGCCATCTGCCGCAGGCTCATCGAGCCAAACGCCTCTTGCAAGTCTTCGTCCGTCGCCTTGCGTGCAACCATTAGGCTGCCTCCCCTTCTATCTCTGAAATGGTCACTTCAACGCAGCCTTGGGCCTTGATAGGGCCTCTGATAATCGCTAGCTGGTCGATCTGGCTGTCGTCATCCCATGCCCCGCCGTGCGTCAGGGCGTCCAAGAGCCCCTTGAGTAGGTTGTCCAGATCACGGCGGCGCCGGTCTGGCGGGCAAGCCGCAATCGTCACGCACAGGCGCCCTTCCAGCTTTTGCACGCCCGCTGCCGCGCATATCGCCACCACGTCTTTGCAGTAGTCGCGGCCCTTTGCGCTGATCAGCGTCTTGGCACCAACGCGGCGGTAATAGGTGTTGTTGGAGGGGGGCCACGGCAGGACGATTGCGGTCATCTAGGCTTCCTCGCTACCAGCCAGGCCGTTACGGCATCCCGCACATGCTCCGGCACAGCCGCCAGAAGCTCCCGCCCCCTTGCCTGCCGCGCCCCGCCCTGTAGCCCCTTGAGCTTGTGCTGGATCAGGTAGCCGATCTTGCTGGCTTCGATCAGCGCCCTCTCCGCTTGCGGCAATAAGGCCAAATTCCGAGAGCCAGTCATCTCCGACGCGCTCACTCATGGCAGCCTCCGCGCTTCTCGCAGCTCATCTTGTGCGGTTCAAGTTCTTGCGCCCCGCAGCAGCCGCAGCCGGTCGGCGCGAAGTTCAGGTGCTTCTCGGTATCGAATGCCACGTCAACACCAACTACGGCGCGGGGGTCGTTGCAGACCGCACCCCCGGCAACCTTGCGCACGCCGTCAGCCAGCTTGCGTCCGACCTCGCGGCGCATTTCGGCCTTGGCGTCCTCATCCATCATCCGCAACCGGCGAGCGGCGCTGTCGGCAATGTCCTGCCAGTCGCGGCGCAGATCCTTGTGGCCCCGCTTTCCGGTGGCGAACGCCTTCTTGAAAACGTGCTGAGCCACAGGGCAAGTGATGCCGATCAGCTCAATCAGGCGGTACACGTCCACGCGGTCATAGTGGGAAACGTCGATGAAGTAGTGGTCGTGGCTCATGCCGCCTGCTCCTGTCCTGTTAGCTGTTGCACCAACTGCAACAACTTCTCCTCTGTTCCGAATCGCTCGATGAACGCCAGCTTTGCCAGGTGGATGCTGGGGACGGCCGGGTGCGCCGTGCCACGGTGATGCATTGGGCAGAGCGGTATGCCATCCATGTGGCTTGCGCGCTGACCCTTGCCGCGACCGGCGCGCGGGTGATGGACCTCGGCTGGCGTGCCGGGCGTGCCTTGCATGTAGCAGGCGACACAGCCCAGGGCGGCGACGCGGGAGAGATGGGCTTTCTCGGCCTTGGTCATGCGCCGTACCCCTTCCGTTCTGCTCGCTGGTTGGCCTGCTCCGTGCGATACAGCTCGATTCGCAGCTGAGCCACGCCGATCTGCGTCTTCAGGTACTCCTCGCGCTCTACGGCCACCTTGAGGCCGTCCAGCAACCCCAGGTAATCCGGGTGCGCGTAAGCGAAAGCCTCGCGCTCGGCGATGGTCTTGATTCCTTCGCGCTCGGCTTCCTGCATCAGGATCGCTTTCTTGCTCTTGCGGAACTGCTCCAGGTAAACGCGGTTGGCCTTGGCCTCGGCGTGCTCCTGCGCGCGGTCGCGGATGAAGGTCAGCGGGCGCTCGATCTGCTCATCCATACCGGCGAGCCTCCCGCGCGTCGTGATGGTCCTGGCAGGGCTTGCAGCGCACGGCGTTAGATACGGCAGCGCGGCGCTCTTTCGGTATGTCGTACCCGCAATCGAGGCAGTCCGGCCGACCCTGCCCCTGCATACGCGCCCGCGCAGCAGCCACCACACTCAGCCGCTCGGCGGTCTCAATTCCGGTTGCCCGGTCGCTCGGATCGGCGCTCTGCCGCGATTGGCGCAGGGCCTCGGCGATTTCCATGTAGTCGGTCATGCTGTTTCCCTGCACTGGCTAAGCAGTAGGTCGTTGTAGTCGGTGCCGCGCTCGCAATCGCGGCGCACGTCGCACTCGATCTGGTGGTTGATAATCAGGCGGCGTGCCAGCGCCTCGGCGGCAGCCTCCCCGGTGTGGTTTGCGTCGATATCAGCGAAGATCGTCACGCGCTCGATTCCGGCTGGCGGCATGAACCGCTCCATGCGACCGGCATCGCCTGTTGCCCAACACGGAATGCCGTACATCTGCGTGACGCTGAGAGCTGTCTCAACGCCCTCGGCCAGCCCGATATGCGGCACGACGGCAGACAGGCGGATTACGCAGTCGCCTGTTGGGCCTGGGGTATAAAGGCGGGCTTTCGATACGCTGGCTTTGCCGCCGCGATCATTCAGGTAGGTGACGTGATAACCACGGACCTTGCCGGTCACATCACGCATGGCTGCGACCATCGCCGGAAAGTGGCCGCGCTCACCCCAGTGCAGGGCGCGCGGGTTGAAGCGCAGGTGCTCACGCGGCACGCGGTTGATTCCGCGATTGCGCAGGTAGCGGACTACCGGGTCGATATCGGCGAGCGCAACCAGGCCCGCCGAGATTTTGCCCACCAGCTCACTGGTGTCGGTGCGCGGCGCTTCGGCGGTGTCGAAGTTGCCGATATCGCGGTCAAGCTCGCGAGCCAGCTCGGAGAACGGCTTGCCCGTCATCGCCACTAGCAGCTTGAAGCCATCACCCGCGCCGCAGTTGTTGCAGTACCACGTCCCCTTGCCCTGCTTGTTGTCGAAGCGGAAACGGTCGCTGCCGCCGCATACCGGGCATTCGCAGTGCTTGCCGCTCACCTGCTTATCGCTCAACCCGTACTTTTTCAGAGCGCAGGCCCAGCGGCCTACCATCGCGTCTTTGGTCTTCATGCTGCCGCCCTCCCCGCGTCACGGCGCTTGGCGAAGGCGATGTTTTTGTGCTTGATCCAGGCGGCAATCTCGCTGCCGGCCGGCTTCGGGCTGACGGACTTGGTGTCGCGTGGCGCGGAGCCGCAATATTCGCGGCACTTGTGGTATGCCCAGCCGTCTTGCTTGCCAGTGCGGCGGGCATAGCTCAGAAGCTGTGCATAAATGTCGAGCTTGTCGGCGGTCGAGAAGGTCTTGCGCTTCACTTCGCCGAGCGGGACCAGCTTGCCGTCCACCCATTCCACGTCTTGATGCGGGAGCGGCTGGTGGCCGCAGGCGGGGCAGCGGGAGGTCGAGTAGACGTAGCCGCATTGGCCGCAAGGGCGCGGCTCGCGCTCTGCCTTCTCCTTGTCGCGCTTCTTGCGGTCGGGGTTGTCACCCTTGCCGTCATCCAGCGCGACAGGAAGTTCATCGGTCGGCAGGCCATTGCGCAGGCAGTTGCCGGCGTGGTCAATGATGATGCAGTCGGATTTGCCGGAAGCGGTGCGCAGACCGCGCCCCATCATCTGATAGTGCATCATCAGCGATTTTGTGGGGCGGGCCAGCACGACGCAGGACGTTTCCGGCGCGTCGAAGCCTTTGGTCAGCACCGCCACGTTGCACAGCACGCGGATGGCGCCAGCGCGGAATGCGCCGATGATCTGCGTGCGCTCGGCGATATCGGTGTACCCGTCAACGTGCGCCGCCCTTACCCCGGCCAGCTTGAATTGCCGGGCCAGTTCGCGACTGTGCGCGACGTTGCACCCGAAGACGATGGTCTGGCGCCCCTCAGCGAGACGGCACCAGTTGTCCACCACGTCGCCGACCAGCTTCGCGTCACCCATCACTTCGGCGAGCGCGTCTTCCACCCAGTCGCCGCCGTTGCTTTTCACGCCCGTCAGATCCGGCACGCTCGGCGCGTAGCACTGAGCCGGCACCAGATAGCCCTGCTCTGTGAGGCTGCGCAGGGTCGCAGTTACGACCAGGCGGTCGAACACTAGGCCCATGCCCTTGCGGAACGGGGTCGCAGACAGGCCGATCACCGGGACGCCCGCCTTCACGCACTCTTCAATGATGCGAATGTGGTCCTTGTGCAGCACATGGCACTCGTCAATGACCAGCAGGTCCGGCCGGAAAGCCGCGCAGATGCGATCCCAGCGGGCGCGCAGCGTCTGGATCGTGCAAACCTGGACCGGCTTGCTGTAGTTCGTCAGCTCGTGCTGCCCCTGGATCACGCCAACCTCAAGGCCGTCAGCCTCGAAGCGCGTCACGGCCTGCTCGACCAGCTCCAGGCTGTCCACGACGAAGAACGCGCGCTTGCCCTTGAGCATGGCCCCCTGCTTCATCGCGGACGCAATCGTGGTCTTCCCTGCGCCAGTCGGAGCCATGAGGACTTGGGCCTTGTAGCCCTGCCCGATACCCCGGCGCAGTTCGTTTAGCGCGTCCTGCTGGTAGTCTCTTAGCTGCTGCATGTATAATTCCCTCGCTCGCTTGTTGAGTAACGCCCCGCCTGCCTAGCCGCTGTGGGGCGTTTTTGTTTGCGCAGTTCGCGCCGTTTGCTGCTGAGCCCTCGCATGTGCGTACTACTCAGCTCTTACACTTACTTCCCTGCTGGCTCAGGGTGCTTTGGGGCACATCTTCCCCATACCCACCAACGCGGGTATGGAGCTTTCAGCAGGGCGCCTGGTACTCGGCGATGCTGGCGACAGTCGAACCGCTCGCTGTCACTTGGGCAGGATTCACGTCAGCGACGACGCATCCCGGAGCTGCCCACTGGTGATAGCCACATCACCCGCTTCCCTCTCCTGCCGGCCTTGGGAGCCTTTTGCCGGCTGCTGCTATCAGGGTTGGCGCCAAGCGTTCGTTACACCGTCAAACGCCAAACCCGATGATTCGGTCATCACTCCATTCCGCCGCGCCTGCTCGGAGAAGGCGCCCTCGGGCTGCTAGCCAGCCCAGCGGCTTGTCACGCGCTTTCTTTTTCCATGTACCGCTCGGGGTACAGCACCTGCATCTCGCTTAGGGAGCGCTTGCCGAAAACCCGGACAAGTGATGCCGCCAGCTCAACAGATGCTTTCTGCAAGCCCCGCTCGATGCGGGACAGGTTTCCTACGTCCGCTGACCCGCCGATGCGCTTCAGTCGGAAAACCACGTCCTCCAGAACCCAGCCTTTGGCCAGTCGCGCTTTTTTCAGTGGCGTCACGGAACTTCCCTCGCTGCCAATGTTCCCAGTTGCGCCACAGATTTTGCGCTAGAAACATATGTGTTGCAAGCACAATTTGTTCTGTGCGCTTTTGCGTAATGTGCATTAAAGTAGAAGATGAAACGACCGTTTATCAGGGGCGTATCGAAATGAGCGAGATCGGAGTTGCCATCCGCAAAGCAAGGCTTGCCAAGGGGATGACCCTCGAAGAGCTGGCCGGCATGGTTGGTGCCGACGCGGGCAATTTGTCGCGGGTTGAGCGCGGCAAGCAGGGCGCAAGCCAGGAAATCTTGGCGAAACTGTTCGCAGCGCTTGGAATTTCCTTGAGCGGAGTCATAGACGCCGCAACAATGCGGTCTGGCGCTGAAAATACTGGTATTCCATCCAGTAGTGTCCCGGTAATATCCTGGGGCCACATAACACAATGGATGGAATCTATGCAGTCGTTCAAAGCTACGGATGCCGAGGATTGGGTGCCCTGCCCGGTTCAGCACGGCCCACGCACCTTTGCATTGCGCGTCTCGGGGGAGTCGATGCTTTGCGCCAGGTCACCACGGTCCTTCCGGCCGGGCGACTTCATTTATGTCGATCCCGACCGCGCGGTCGTCGACGGCGCACTGGTCGTTGCGCAGCTGGCACAGGGAGGCGAGCCGATGTTTCGGCAGCTATTCACAGAGGGCGGCAGCCGCTACTTAAAGGCTCTCAATGACGCCTGGCCCGACAGGATCGTGAAGCTTGGCGATGGCGACAGCATTCTTGGCGTCGTGATCTTCAAAGGCGAGGTGCTGTAGCCCGCAAACCTGTAAAAGTTACGCACACAAGCCCGCCGTTGAGCGGGCTTTTTTTCGTCTTCAAAAAGTTCAAATTTGCGCTTGACGCAATGTTCGGCATGCGCGATATTGCATCCACGGTTTGCGTACAGCACAAATCGGAACACAGGCAGCGATGCCTCGGGGCAACCCGGAACACCTCGCCGGACACGCCGGCTCAGCACGGGATCAGCGAAATGATCTCCCAGCCCCCGCGAAGGGGACCGACTGGCAATGAGTTCTTTGAAACAGACGATTCCTCGATGCGCCTCAAGCGGGGCGCATCAGGGGGAATCTACTGATCAGCACATAGGAGGCTGAGATGAGCGAATGGATAAGCGTTGAGGAGCGGCTGCCGGAATCAGGCGAAAACGTCCTCGCCTACTACACCAACTCCTTCAGCAAGGGTCGTCGCATCAGGGCTGAATACGTCGCGCCAAAGAGTCGCGAAGCGGAATGGGAATGCGCCGACCCTGACACGCAGTGTGTCGAGCATGACGAGGAATCTGATTGCTTCTACCTGACTGCCGGCTGGTATGAGCTGATGGACAACTGGGACGAGTACTCCAGCATCGCAGTTACTGAGGGAGTGATAACCCACTGGATGCCCCTGCCGCCACCGCCGAGCGAGTAACCACCCCAAGGAAGGAGCCCCGCCATGACCGACAAAGCATGGGCACTGCTAGCCCTCACGCTAATCGTGCTGCTGCTCATCCCAGAGCGACAGCCAGTACGCCGAGAGCCGATGAGGCCGACACGCCAGGCGATGAGTCGGCCGGCTGCGGTCAGGGTTTCGGGGCGGTTTGTTTTTTGAATGAGGAGAGCGAGATGAGCAAAGACAACGGCGGGCCGGCGTTTCCGACAGTGGACGCCAATCGCGAGGAAGACTACGGCACTCGCGGCATGACGCTGCGCGACTACTTCGCGGCGAAGGCGATGCAGCCCCTCCTGCGCGCCAACGGGCTGAGCATTACATCCCCGAGCGCTGGCGGCGACAACCACTCAGTAGCAAGAGTTGCGTACGCGATGGCCGACGCAATGCTCGAAGCCCGCGGCAAGTAACACACCCCTGAGCCAGCCAGGACAGGCTTTACGGCCTGCGATTAACCGAGGGCGCCCGGTGCTGGCAGCGCCACATATCGCGAGGGATTTTCTTATGTCGGATGCGCTGTGCATGACCCGCTACCAAAGCGGATCAGTGCTGCGGATTGAGTGCTGCATCAGTCCATTGTTGCGTTCTGGCGCCCCTTGGGCGTTGCTCTGCGCTGCCGGGCTTCACGGTAAGCAGCCCGTCGACGTGCGCTTTTACCGCTCGTTCCGCAGCTTTCGCGAGGCCGAATCGGTCCTTGGCGAGGTGATCAAAAGCCTGAGAGGCCAAGGCTATGCCGAGTCAGTCGGCCCGCCGATCTGGCAACTGCACATGCGCGCCGAGCTACGCCGAGCAGGCATCCAAAGGCGCGCCTGAACACAGCCGGAGCCGATCCGGCGTCACGGAAGACACCTCCTGCCCAGCGCCTGCCGGGGATCGGTAGCAGGCACATATCACACCCGAGCACGGCGGGCCGGCAGCGGATAACTGTGACGAGGATTAGCCGGATCGTGCCTTGAGACTGAAAAACCCCGGCAGCACGTCAGCAGGTAGTACACGCCTGCGGGATGTGCCGAATGGCTCGCGTTAAGAGCCTGCATCGGAGAGCCAGCTGGGCGCCAATTACTCCCACGGCAGCCAGCGAAGCGCAAGCGGAACAAGGTGTTGGCGCACCCCGCGCTCAGTAGCACAGCTGGCTCCCCGATGCAGTGCACGCCTGAGACCCTTCAGGGGCTCGCCTGCGGCCTTCCAAGCCAAGGGCTGACAGCCGGGAAAGACCGGCACCCATTCAACGCCCGCCCGGGCAATCGAGGCATCCCAAATGACCAGACACGAAACAGGGTTTCGGGAATACCCGTGCCCGGATGAAGCCACATTGCTCGAAGAAGCGATCCGCGACCAGCTCGAAGAGCTCGACGAGGCCACGGTGCGCGCCTTCCTCGAACACTGCGACGACCGCATCGACGACTTCCTCGAATTGGAAGCCTCCCGGCGCCGCGAACACGCCGACGAAATCAATAGGGAGATGGCCGCATGAGCTACCCACAAAGCAAGGCCGCCGAGCTGATCGAGCGTGTTATCGACGGCATTCCCGAGCATCTGTCGCCGCACTCCGAGCAGATGTACGGCTGGGGAATGGCTGAGCTGGCGTATGCCTGCGGCCTGATCGGTGACGCGCACTACCGGAAAGCCCTGGCGCGGCTGGATGAGGCTGCGGACAAGCGATGGAAGGAACTGACAGGAAGGAAGGCAGCATGAGCAAGCCAAGTTTTACGCCCGGCCCTTGGGTAGTTGAGAAAGCCGCCGATGCGTACTGCATCGCCAGCATTGGCAGCCTCGCAATCATGCCGGCTGGCGGCAGAGTAAAGCACGACAACACGGCAGCAGACGCCCGCCTGATCGCCAGCGCCCCCGACCTCCTAGAAGCCCTGCTGATCGCCACAAGCAAACCCCTCGCGCAGCACTGCACAGACGAGGAGTGGGCGGTAATTAGGAGCGCGATTATGGGCGCGCAAGGAGACCAGCCATGACCACGGCACTCGTCAAGTCGATCACCGACGAACAGCTCGAAGAAGTCGCCGGCCGCACCCTGAGCGAGGTCATCGAACTGGCCGAATCGCTCGGCTACATCGGCTGGCCCATCAAGGCCGGTCGCGAGCAGGGCGGGCCGTGGGTCCATCGTTACGACAAGCGCTGCGCGACAGCGGGGAGCATTACGACATGAGCAGCCCGCGCATCGCTGCCCAGCTCGATTGGACGGCAGAGGGCGCCTTTCACCCCGAGCGCTATGCCGGGGCGGATCGCGCCGAGTACGAATCAGCAATGGCCGCGATCCTGCGGCAGTGGGACAACCAACCGAGGTAAACACCATGTTCAAGAAAGCCGAACGCAAGCAGGCCCGGCTACGGCTGGCACTGGCGGGGCCTTCCGGGTCGGGCAAGACCTATTCCGCGCTCCAGATGGCAAAGGGGCTGGGCAGCAAGATCGCCGTCATCGACACCGAGCACGGCAGCGCATCGCTGTATGCCGATGCCGCCGAGTTCGACGTGATGGAGTTGCACGCGCCCTACTCGCCCGAGCGCTACGTCGAGGCCATCCAGGCGGCAGAGGCTGCGGGCTATGACGTGCTGATCATCGACAGCTATTCGCACGAATGGACCGGGCCGGGCGGCTGCCTGGAGATCAACGACACCTACGCCAAGACCAACTGTAAGGGCAACACCTGGGCAGCCTGGAGCGAGACAACGCCGCGCCACCGCAAGCTCACAGACAAGATCCTGACCAGCCCCCTGCACATCATCTGCACGATGCGCAGCAAGACGGAAACCGTCCAGGGCGAGGGCAAGAAGATCGTCAAGCTCGGCCTCAAAAGCGAACAGCGGGACGGCACGGACTACGAATTTACCGTGGTTCTCGACGTGACCCACGACGGCCATTACGCCGTTGCCAGCAAGGACCGGACGCGCCTGTTCCAGCATCCCGAAGTTATCACGCCTGAGACTGGCGCCAAGCTGCTGGCCTGGCTCAACGACGGCCGCAGCCAAGAGCAGCAAGCAGCCGACACCGCCGCCGAGGCGATCAGCAAAATCCCGCTGGTGGAGACGATGCACGAACTGCAAAGCGTCTACGGCGCCGCCTACCGCCAGGTGCAGGACTACCCCGAGACGCTTGCCAAGCTCAACGCAGCGAAGGACAAGCGCAAAGCCGAACTCACTCAACCCCTGGAGCAAACAGCATGAGTCGCGGAGTAAACAAGGTCATCCTCATCGGCAACGCAGGCAGCGACCCCGAGGTGCGCTATGCGCCCAACGGCAACGCCTTCGCCAACCTGACACTGGCCACCTCGGAAAGCTGGAAGGACAAGCAGACCGGCCAGCTACAGGAGCGCACCGAATGGCATCGCGTGGTCTTCAGCGGCAAGATCGCCGAGATCGTCGGCGAGTACGTTCGCAAGGGGCAACAGCTCTACGTGGAGGGCAAGCTGCGCACTCGCGAATGGGAGAAGGATGGCGTCAAGCGCTACACCACGGAGGTGCTGGTAGGTATCGACGGCTCCATGCAGATGCTCGGCGGCAAGGGTGAGGGCCAGGCGCCGCGTCAGCAGCAACAGCGCCCCGCTCCGCAGCCGCAGAGCCAGCAAGGCACGCAGGGGCCGGACGCCTTCGATGATGACATTCCGTTCCGCTCGCTGCCGTATCTGGCCGGCATCTGACCACACAAGGGCGCTCTAGGGCGCCCTTCTCTTTGGAGTTGAAAATGAACATCCATCTAGATATCGAAACCATACCCGGCCAGTCGCCAGCGGTGCGCGAACTGATCGCGGAATCTGTTTCCCATCCGGCCAGCATGAGCAAGCCGGAAACAATCGCCAAGTGGAACGCAGAGTGTCGCGAGGCCGCAATCGACGAGGCTTGGCGCAAGACCAGCTTCGACGGCGCGCTCGGTCACATCGCTGTCATCGGTTACGCCATCGGTGACGATGAGCCAGTGACGCTCTACCACGATGCCTACGGCACGCCGGAAGCTGAGCGAGACATGCTTGCTGGGTTCTTCGCTGCGGTGAGTGGCGCGGGCGGCAGGATGCTTGCTGGCGGCACTCGCACCGGATCGGCGCCGACGATAATCGGGCATAACGTCCTGGACTTCGATCTGCGCTTCATCTTCCAGCGCGCGGTAATGCTGGGCATTCGCCCGCCAGAGTGCCTGCCCTTCGACGCGAAGCCGTGGGACAAGACGGTCTTCGACACCATGACCGCATGGGCCGGCGCACGTAACCGCGTCAGCCTGGACAAGCTGTGTCGCGCCTTCGGCATTGCCGGCAAGGGCAGCGAGATCGAAGACGAAATCGACGGCAGCAAGGTTTGGGACTTCGTGAAGGCTGGCCGCATCGCTGACGTTGCCCGGTACTGCGCTGGCGACGTTGAGCGGGTTCGCCAGATCCACCAGCGCCTGACCTTCCAGCAAGCAGCCTAACCCCGCCGGGCGCTCCGGCGCCCTACCCCACCGGAAAAGACACCATGTTTTCACAGACTGCAATCGCGCAGAACGCATCCGCTCGCGCTGAAAACGACAATCTGATCAATCAATTCCTGGCCGCTGGCGGCGAAATCCATCGCCTCGAAACCACCGAGCGCGCTCCTGATCGGCGTCACTCGTACAACTACGGCCCGGTCACAAAGAGCGACTACAAGCGCCGCGAGTACGAAGCCGAACAGCTGCGGCTGATTGAGCGCATTCGCGAGCTGGCGGTGATTGATCTGGCTGGCCTGCCATACCTGCGGACAGCGAACGAAGTCGCGCAGCTCATGCGCAAGGATGGCGACAAGCTCAGCCGGCCACGGGTCGAGCAGCTAGCCGCGCTGGGCCGCATCGAACTCAAAGAGCCGCACCGTATATGACTCCCGCACGACTGAAAATCCCGCGCTACATCCGCGAGCTGCGAGAAGGCCGCAGGGCTGAGATTGGCGAGGCGTGCCCGTATGGCATAGACGAGATCGGCAAGCGCTGTGCCTGGCTCGCCGGGCATCGCGATAGGTACGGCAAGGAGGCGGCATGAAACGCAAGCCATACAACCCGATGAAGCGATTCCTTCGCGAGCGCCGCGCCCTGCTGAGCCTGCATCGCGTGGCGGTCGTGAACATTGACCCCGAGGGGCGGCAGGGGCTGGTTGACTGGCTGACCTGCAAGAACATCAAGACCGGCCGCGACGTTGCCGAGGCCGTCTGCGATATCGCCCACAGCTGGACCATCTACCTCGCTGCGTTCTGCGTGGACGAGAAGGGGCTGCGCTACATGAAGGCCGCCGAAGTGGCGCCGCGCGGCATCTACCGCTCCGACGATCTCGCCCGGGTGCTGGAAGAGCACTACACCGCGCTCGTCAAGGGCAGCAACCCGAACCATCGAATCGGCTCAGGGTGGATCGCCATTCCAAGCGCGACCAGCCTCGACGACGAGCAGGCCGACCGGATATTCGAGGCGTGCGGCGCCTGGAGCCAAGCGAGGGTCGCGGCATGACCGAGCCCGAAAAGTTCTGCAAGAAGTGCGGCGAATGGTGGCCCGCTGACGGCGAATTCTTCTTCCGTCACACCCGCAACCCGGACGGCCTCGACTGGACGTGCCGGGCCTGCGTTGCGGAGAAGCCGAGCCGGACGAGATCGCGGGGATACATGCGACCGATTGTGTCGCCCTGGGAAAAACTGTTTACGGAGACGAGAGCATGACAATCGCCAGCGCCCACTACGCCCGCACAGGCCAGACCGTAGCCGAAACCTGCCGCGAGATGTATGCACAGGGCAAGGGAATCGAATACGCCTCAACGATCATCGGCTATCGCACCTCGACGGACATGCGCAAATGGTTTGCCCGCCGCCGCGCTGAATGCCCGTGGCCGCTGGATCTGCGCGCATCGGCAATCCGCCACCCAATACCGGACGAGACGCTGAGCCGGTTTATCGAACTGCGCCGGGCGATGCCTGCCGAGCAAGCGGCGGCGATTGTCGGCCATCCGAATGACAGCCTGCGCAGCGCAGTGCTGAGACGCAGGCCGGATTTGATTGCGGCGTGAGCGCCGAGGGGGAAGGAATGAGCAAGGTATTGATTGATCGGGAGTTGCTTGAAGGCCTAGTTGCGCTGTGGAGTCTAAAGGGCGGCGGACGGCAAGGGTCGCCCGGCCATTGCCATGACAAGCCCGGAATATGGGACCAAGGAAACCGGGAGGGGATTGCGGGCAAGCCGTGCGCCGAATGCGCGATGTACGACGCAGCCCGCGCCATCCTCGCCCGGCCCGCAGAGGCGGAAGGTGCGCTACCAGATCGAATGGAAGTGGAACCCTACCAGACTGTCCATCGGGGCAGCGTCAACTATCGGAGCGGCTGGAACGCCTATCGCAATGCCGCGATACCCGTGCTTGCCGCCGTGACCGCCGAGCGGGATAGGCTGCTGAAGGAGAATGAGCGACTGAAGCGTGCGGCGCAGACAAACTGGAACGAATTTGCCGATAGCGTAGGCGAGCGCGATAGGCCTCGCGCCGAGGTCGAGGGGCTGCGGAAGGCGCTGGAGCAGTTCGCCGACGATAGGAACTGGTGCTACGACACCTGCAATATCAGTCGGGACATCGCCAAAGCCGCCCTGGCTGCGAAGGAGGCGTGAATGGCGCTTCTACGTGACGAAATACGGGTGGCGCGCAAGGCATATCCATGTGGCGCCTACTACTGGTTCGACCGGAGCAACTATGGCCAGCAGGATATGGAGCCGGATGACTGGGTAACCGTCGAAGCCGTCCGCGCCGAAGGCTGCCAGATACTTCCCGGCATGCAGCACATCTACCAGACCAGCGTCGGCGGTGACGGGTGGGGCGAGTTTCGTGCGCGTCAGGACATGAACGCAATCTGCCACAAGTACGACCTGTACCCGGACGACTGACCCCCTGACCCCAAGCCAGGTAATCACCCCGATAACCCCACTATCTATACAGCCTGCCGGCGAGAGTCGGCGGGGAGGATTTGCTATGGCCCGATACCAGACGGTCAAGAAATTTGCAGAGGCAAGCGGCTACACTGAACGCGCGATCCGAACGAAAATACAGGACGGCACCTGGCCGATGGGTGAGGTGTGGATCAAGGCGCCCGACAACCGGGTGCTGATCAGCGTGGAAGGGTACGAGGCATGGGCGGAAAGCGGAATGGCGTCAGGCGCGCGTCGGCAACCAGCATTGAAATCAGTTTCATGTTCGAGGGGCGGCAGTGCCGCGAGCGTCTCCCGCTTGAGCCCAGCCCCGCTAATCTAAAGCGGGCCGAGAAGCACAAGGCTGCGATAGAGCTGGCCATCTACAGCGGAACCTTCGATTACGCCGCGACTTTCCCCAAGTCAAAGCGCGCCGCCAAGCTCGGGCATCAGACCGGGCAGATTCCCCTCTGCGACTATCTCGACAAGTGGCTGGCCAGAAAGGAGGCGCATCTCAAGGCGTCCACCCTGGACGGCTACCGCAAGATCGTCAGCGGTGTTCTGGTCCCGAGGCTCGGGCAAGTGCCGCTGGTGACGCTCACGCGCAAGATGGTCCGAGACGAGCTGTCGCAGATGGATGCCTCGAACAAGCGGCTAGCCAACGTGCAAAGCTGCCTGCGGTCTGCGCTCAACGATGCGGTGGACGATGAGCTGATCGAATCGAACCCGCTGGCCGGCTGGACATACTCGGTGAAGGGCAAGCCCAAGGCCGAAGACGAGATAGACCCGTTCACGAAGGAGGAGCAGGCGGCGATCCTGGCGGCGGCCACCGGGCAGTATCGGAATCTGTTGCAGTTCGCGTTCTGGACCGGCCTTCGCACGTCGGAGCTGGTGGCGCTGGAATGGGGGGATATTGATTGGCTGCGGGGGGAGGCGCGGATATCGCGAGGACTGACCAAGGCGGCCAGGGAAGCGGAGTTGCCGAAGACGGCGGCAGGATTGCGGGATGTGAAGCTGTTGCCGATGGCGCTGGCCGCGCTCGAGGATCAGAAGGCGCACACCTATATAGTAGGCGGGCCGGTCTTCCATGACCCGAGGTACGGCAAACCTTTCGACGGCGACCAGGCTATTCGCAAATCATTCTGGATTCCGACGATACGCAAGGCAAAGGTTCGCTACCGGAACCCGTACCAGACCCGGCACACCTATGCATCGATGATGCTGTCAGCTGGCGAACATCCAATGTGGGTAGCAAAACAGATGGGCCACAGCAGTTGGGTGATGATCGCCCGCGTCTATGGCCGGTACATTCCGAACGATGGCGACACGTCAGGCAGCAAGGCGGCAGAGCTGTTCGGGACGCCGGTTCAAATCCCTAAGGAGGATTCAAATGCAGGATATTGAATTGCTTGAACTGGCGGCGAAGGCTGCTGGCTATCAGGTGGAGTGGGTTAAGAATTCCGGCTGCTACTACCGATGCGAGGAAGAGATCGGGCGAGAGCAGTGGGACCCGCTCGACGATGACGGCGATGCACTGCGGCTGGCGGCGAAGCTTGTGCTGAACGTCCTGGCGTCTGAAGCCTGCATTCTTGCAGAAGACGAAAATGGCGTTGAGTGCATCGAATACATGTACGGCCCCGAAGACTACACGTCAGGTTGGCGCCGCGCCATCGTTCGCGCCGCCGCAGAGATAGGCAAAAACAGCTAGTTCAGCAACATTTCAGCAACCACCCCGCTACAGCCCAGCAAATACGCCAACAGGACGGGGGTTCAAATCCCCCCGGCTCCACCATACAAGCCCCGGAATACGGGGCCTCCAGCGGAAAAGGTTGCTGAAAGTCGCTGAAAATGACGCTGGGTTACGGTCGGTTTCAGCAACATTTCAGCAACCTTTTTTGTTGCCCACAGGAAGGCCCTGCATGCCCGTCCGAATCATCGTCTGCGGAGGCCGCGACTACGCCGACCGCGACTACGCGTTCCGAGTGCTCGACAAGATCCACACGCTGCGCGGGATAGCCGAGGTCATCCAGGGAGAATGCCCGACCGGCGCAGATCGCTGGGCTCGGGAATGGGCGACCGGCTATGGCATCCCGCTCACCCGCTGCCGGGCAGAGTGGGAGACGCACGGCAAGCGCGCCGGCCCGCTTCGGAACCGGTACATGCTAACCCTGCGGCCGGATGGCGTTGTCTGCTTCCCTGGCGGCAAGGGAAGTGCCGATATGGCGTCCGCAGCAACAGAGGCCGGTGTCCCGGTCTACTATCCCAGCCCGTCCGGGCAAACCTAATCCCCCCTCACAGCATCATAAGCCCCCTCACACGCCGCCCCCGCTACTCGGGCTCGGTCGGCATACTCAGCAATTCCTCCCGCAGCATCATCAATCCGGCTGAGCATGACGGCGAGCAGATCGCGGGCGGGGTCGGTTGTCTCGCCTCCTGCGGCAGCGCCGGGACAGCGGGCGGGTCGACGGGATAGCTCGGCAACTCGGTTGCGCAGCCGGCTAGCAGCAGCATCAGCGGCAGCAGCATCAGCGGCCACGGCAGCGATTTGGGTTTGTGCGTCACGGCGGATGCCCTCGATTGCGGTCTGTCGGCGTTGTTCTTCGGAGCGGGCTTGCGCTTCGGCTTTGCGCGCGGCCTCGGCGTAGTCGGCTCGGATATCAGCGATCTGGCGTTCGTAGCGGTTGGCCTGGTATTGCCAGGCGCCGGCAGCGGACAGGGCCATCAGCGCGAGAGTGATTGCGGCGATCAGGCGGGGCGGCATCATGCGACGGCCTCGAACAACGCACGCTCAGCAGCACGGCGACGGACAAGGCCGGGCAGATCTTTGCCGCCACCCTTGACCCAGCGATTGAACTGCAACGCGGCCTCGTCGTATTTGCCGTCGTTGAGCAGGCGCAGCAGGGTCGAGCGCTCAAGCGCGCCATGGCCGACGTTGAACGCGAAGGCGACCAAGGCATCGAACTGCCCCTGCGTGATCGACACGCGGACAAGTCGGCGCACATGAGCCTCGAATCGCGCCACGTCCTCGCGTAGCAGTTCTTCGGCGCGCTCTTTCGTGATGCTCTGGCCGGGCTTTACGCCAGCCGTCGAACCATAGCCGACGGTCCAGACGCCAGCCGCGCATTTATAGGCGAGCAGGCGCAGCCCCTCGAACTGGCGAATCAGCGCCAGGCCGGTTTCGGATGTGTGCATGGTTTTCTCCAGGCAATAAAAAACCCGCCGAAGCGGGCATGGTGCTTCTGATCGGGCCAGCCGATTAGCCGTCGAGGCTCGAAAGCCGCAGCTCCACCGCCGTGCGGCTCTCAAAGCCCAGTCGCGCCAGAGTTGCCCCGTCATCGACCTCGACCCACAGCGGCGCGATATAACCCTCATCGCCCTCAGTTAATGTGCTGTCGTAATCCTCTGGATACTCGGCCTGATTTGTGCGGATACGGGCGCTGCCGAGGATGGCTGTCAGCTGCTCGCGATAGCCGTGCGGGTCCGCCTGCTGCAGGGCGTCTAGGTCAGCAGCGGTTTGTACGATGATCTTCAATGGCTGTCTCCCGCTTGGGTTGTTAGGTGGCGCATCAGGTTGCGGCTGTCAGGCAATCTGTGCATGGTCATGGCTCGCTATCGCTCCGCCAGCAGGCACAGGTG